AAATAAATTAGATAATAAGTTCTCTAGCTAGTTTATAAGAATCAAAAGATTTAATACCAAATCCATCTCCTCTCTTATACTCCGTAAACCTAATATCTCTACCATCTTGCTTTTCACGCATCTTAATATACGATGAAAGGCCTTGGTCGCTAAAGTCTAAGTTGTACTTATCAAGTCCAACAATATACTCGACAAATTCTTTAAATAAAGGATGTGCTTTACAATTTTCAAGTATCGAAAGAGTACGTATCGCATAGTAATCTTTACCACTAATATCATCCTCAGAAAAGTCATTGAATCTCTCTTGGTAGACTATCCTCAGCAAAGCTCGGTACAGAGGATAAATTCCACGAATTAAACCGTCTTTAATATAATCATGATGATAAAGGTTTTGCAGATAGATTACAAAATCATCAGATATATAAGACTTCTCATCATTGACGTCCAGTCCATATGATCGGAAATGTTCTTTTAAACCTTCAGGATCTGAGGTTGCGTAAGCTCCGTCATCGCCTTGGATCTGAAACATCTCGAGGTTCTCATCAAACGTTTGTGAGATACCATACTGCACCACTGATCCTACTTCATTCGTGTAAGCTGAACCAGATGGAATGCCATGTTTACCAGAAAGAATGCCGTCAGGCGTTATAATGGGTATTCTATTAAATCTTTCCGAGTCTCTCAGCAGGTCTTTGGCGTACTGCGGCTGAAATAAACTCTTAAAGTAATCATTAAAAGCATAACTCTGTAAAGTTCCTTTTACTGAGTTGTCATAATTGGAAAAGTCTATGCTTAGAAGTACCTTTCCTTGACTACGGGCGTAGTTGATGAGTTCGGTGATCGCTGAGTCGATGTCATCAGCAGAACGAAGTGCTGCTCTCCAGGGCTTCTTAGACTGTTCATTCAGGATGGGTCTGTAGAAAGTCATTTCATCTAAAACATAAACCAGAGGGTAGCCCCAAACGAGACGAGTTTTCTTATTTTCCTGAGTTCGAGTAAAAGGAACAGCTGGTATGTACCACTCTCCATCGGTAGTTGAGTAGCGGCTCCATTGAGTATTAAGTGTTTCCATTAGAACGTTACCTTTCTTTTGCATAGTAGGAAGTCCCGCTGACGTCTGTAACTTAATATATTTGGCAGCTTTATCTTCGCTGATAGGTCGTAACCTACCATATTCTGGTAAGAAGGATTCAATCTTCTTTCCTTGATCAGCTGAAAAGGAATCTTCAATACCAGAAGCACGTTCAGACCATGGAACTGCGATTGATCTTGGTCCGTATTTTGAACGATTTGATTCTTCCAAACTAAGCAAAACATTATTCATGCGACCTAGATTGTTATTGAAGATCCTATCCCAACCACTGAGAATAGTTTCAGTGCCATGCGCTTTACCAATTGGAGAAAGGTAAATCTCATCGCTACCTTCCCTCGTTTTATCTAGTAACCGGGCAAGGGTTCGGATTGCATCAGGAGACGCTTTAAGTTCCCAAAGAACTTGGCGGATTGATTGTTTCATATATAATGTTGTTTTGAAGAATATGGGTGCGACTGAAGGTCGAGAACGAATTCCCGATAC